TAACGCAGGCCGAAATCACTAAGCTTGCAAGCCGACGCGGATACCAAAAGACGGCAGGAAGTGCAGCGGTTCATTTTTTTACCTTTGGAATTTAGACAATGACCGCACGGGACATATTCAATGGATCGACAGGCAATCGTGCAACGATTCTTATCCTCGACTCCGATGGACTGCCGAAAACTGCCGTTGCGTTCAACGCTTCAGGCCTGTCGATCAGTTATCGAATTGGAACCGGATCGGCTGTTGCGATCACTTTGACTTCTGGCAACTGGTTTGAGATTGGCGGCGGAAAATATTACGTCGACGTTGCCGACAGCGTCTACGCGGCTGGCAATCTTGGATCGTTGGTGCAATTTTACGGGGCACTTACTGGATCGAGTGTCTACGGAGAGCAGCATCGGGTCGTGGCGTATAACCCATTGGCAGTCGCACTAGGTGCGAACACGGCGACGCCTCCAACGGCAGCGACAATTGCCGATGCGGTCTGGGACGAAGCCTACAGCGGCCACACAACCGCAGGCACGTTTGGCAAATTGATGGATATTTTGCGAAAGTCAAACAACGTTATCGAAGGCACTGTACTATCAAGCCCAACACCAACGACGACCGTATTTAGGATCAGTGGAGCCAACTACCCTACGGGAGCGCTAGAGCATTCGGTACTGTGGATGAGCACGGGCACTTCGGCAGAGCAGAACAGCCCGATTCTAACGACCGTCAACAATGGCGACGGAACGCTGACAATCACGCTCGAAGAGGCTTTGGTGACGGCACCCGTTGCGGGCGATACAGTGTTGATCGATCCGACAAGCCATGTCCATGCGATCGCGGATATAGCGTCGGGCATCTGGTCTGCTGCGTCGAGTGCCTATTCGGCCGCGACCGGTACGATGGGGCTGGTGATGTACGCATTTAGCCAGATGCTGGAATTGGTCACGGGCGTTTGGCGGTGGAAGGCGACGTCGTTGAGTCAGGCACCAAGTGGTGGCGGTGGGACTGGCTCGTACACAATGACCATCACCGCGACCAGTTCGGGTGGTGCGGTATCTGGAGTCAAGTTCCAACTCGTTGGGACCAGCCTCATTGCAACGACTGGGACTTCTGGTGTTATCACGTTCAATGTCGATCCCGGAACTTACACTCTCAGAACAACTCCACCGAGCAATTGGGAATCGGTTGCTGACTCGTCCGAGACCGTCACTGCATCGAGCGTTTCTGTTACAAAGACGTTGACCGCGATCGCACAGGTGCCAAGCGTGATCCAAGGTGCTCCGAGTGCTAGCCTCGCACTTCGTCCAGCGATGGACCGCAAGAACCCACTGCTCACGCTCGCTTCAGTCGTAGATCACCTGCTGTTGCTGGAGGAGATCAACCCCGCAGAGCCACGATCTGTAGACAGGGCCACCAAGGCCGCACGAGAAGCGCTCAACTCGTTCACGTCCTACTCAACCCAAGGGTTCAGATACTACGAATCCAGGGCTAAGATTGTGCTTCCTGGGAGCGTAAGCCTCGGGTCGATCACGGTCAGCAACGGGCAGTTCACGATGGGCAATGCGTTTACAATGCCTTCGTGGGCACCGCTGGCTCACGTCCGGATCGACAGAGCAAGCAACAAGGTCTATCCGATACTGCTCGTCAACGGGCAGACGATTACGGTGGACACGCTGGAGAACGGGACCTACGCGAATGTCTACATGGAGCAGTTGTTCTTCCCGCTGCCAAGGAACTTCCGCAGGCGAGGAACGCTGTCAGACGGCAAGAATAATTACCCGATCGAGGACATGTCTGGTGGATCGTTCCAGAGCCTCCAGGACTACTACAGGTGGATTGGGTTCTCCGAGTTGGACCGTAGGTTCAGCGCCATCACGATGGACCAGAGGAACCAGGGCGACCTGATGCTGTCGATCTGGCCTCCGTTCCAAGACAGGATGGAACTCTCGATGTTCTTCGAGCGTTACCCAGAGTCGATGAAGCACCACCGAGTCGGTAACTCCGCAGCCACGATCGGAGTGACCGGAGCCACGGCAACGTCCTCTCACGCGATCTTCGACAGCAGCCACGTCGGGGCTGCGCTGGTGGTCGGGATCAACAACGATCAGGAACTGCTAAAGTCCCTGTCGTCGGACTCATTGGTTCAGACCCAGCGGATCATCCGGTACGTCAGCAGTTCAACGCAGGTCATCCTAGATTCTCCTGTGGACTCGTCTCTCAGTAACCGAGCGTTCTACATCTCGGACATCGTAGACGTGCAACCAGGGGTCATGACGGAGGCGTACAAGCGACTGGCAGAGTACGAACTTCTCCGGCAGACCAAGGGCAGTAAGGCTGATAAGAAACTGGAGGAGTTCATTCGCCAGTTGCAGATGACCCAGTCTGACGACGCTCGGTACAAGGCCTCGGTCGATCCGTACAACACCCCTCACATGGGATACCAGTGGGGCACAGTGACTGGGAGGCCGACCTGATGCACGCCTACCAGATAGGTAACAAGATCAAGGAGATCGTCGAGCAGTTGCTCACGGACTTGACCTCGGAACTCCCGAGCAATCCGGAGATCGCACGGTCGAGCCTGAAGCCCTACGTCAATCTCCAGAAGGGGAAGCCGAACATGGGTCGGGACGATCCCAAGATGAGCATCTGCGAGGGGATCACGATCGTACCGCTGAAACCCAGCGAACTTCCGGGCACGAACGAGCGAGAGGACATGGGGTATCAATACTTCGTGTCTGTCGCACAGGGTACGATGACTGAGGACTTCAGTAGCAACTGGAGAGTTGGCGTCTGGGAACAGAACATTCGCCAACGGTTTCAGCAAAGACGATTGGGAGTTACACTAGATTCTGCTTGTGAACTTGGGTGTACTGTAACAGCCGGTGCATTGCCTGAATGGGCCGAACTGAAGGACGGAGTCGATGCTTCGTTCATGACAATCACCTGCTTCGTAAGAGAGTCCCGACGTGGCTAATAACAGTATCTGTGACTGCGGATCGCAGGGTGGTTTAAGCGAAGTCTGCATTGTCGTTGGAGCCACCACGACGAGGTTCGACTTTGTTGCCGAGAACCTTGCACTCAAGAGTGTTCAGGGTGACGGCGAGCCCATCGTTGGTAACCAAGGTATCACCGGAAGTCTTGACCTGTTCGCAGACCATATCCGGAAGGGTCCAGCGTGGGTTGAAGGCAGTTTGGTGATGAACATGTCTGCCAAGGAACTGGACGTGTGGTTGCCGTTGGTCCTTCGCGGGACTGAGGTATCCGACACACACTTCCCAGGGCTACTCTCTCCGTCGTTCGACATCATCGTCAAGCGAGACCAAGGGACGTTCCGGTACAACGGGTGCCAGGTCGATAAGTTCCTGATCACGGCGGAGGCCATGTCGGAGGAGCCGAGTCTCGTGACTGCGGTGATCTCGGTCATCGGCAGGGACGAGGTTCAGGGCACTTGGCCGAATCCTGCTCCGGCACGACTGTCAACCAACAACCTGTACTGGTTGATGGCTGACTCGACGCTGACGCTGAACAACAACGAATACTCGTTCGAGAGATTCAGCCTGATGTACGACAACATGTTGACACCGTTGATCCGTAACTCGCTGCGTCCGCTCTGCATCAGGTCCGAGGGCAGGCGAACGATGCTCCAAGCACAGTTGCCGATGTGCTCGAACACGCTGAGCAACTTGTACTGGACGCCGCTGGACGGTGCTGGGTCGCTCAACTTCGAGTCGAGCAAGAACCTCGGTGTTTCCACAAGCCAGACCAACTTCCAGTTTGCAAGGCTGTACGGACCCAAGGTCAGCCCGGGAACGAGGGGTAAGTCCGAGACGTTCTTGCAGGTCAACTTGCAGTCGTATCCAGGCACGACCCCAGCCACGGACCCGAGCCTGAAGGTCTACAACAAGTTCCCTGTGTAGGTGCTAAGTGAACCGAGAGGAACAGCGTCTTAACGCTATCGAACTGATGGCACGCCTTGCCACAACCAAGGATGCTATGGCTTCGTTCGACATCGAGGGTCACCAGTGGTCCTCGGGCAAGATCGATGCTGTGGTCAGGATGGAGGATCTCGGCAAGGAGACAGCCAATGCCACGACCCAGATCGACATCAGCCAGACGCTAACCGACATTGCTACGGACGCTCTGACAAGGTTCAGCACGGAGGAGGCCAAGCAGTCCAAGAGGCAGATCCAGGAAACGCTCAAGCCCACAACTCCGCAGAAAAGCGAGCGGCTCAAGAAGCGGGACCAGGTCTCTCCGGTCAAGGCGTTCGACAGTCCGATCTCCAGGATGGACTACGAGTCGTACCTTGACGCGACTCGGGAGATGGGGCTGAACAAAGCCGAGCCATTTCCTTTGGATCAAGGAAAAGGCCCGAGGCTAAACCGGGACAAGCAAGGACCTCCTGTCGCACCGATGCTCGACATGAATCACTTGCGGAACCTGAACGACGTTGGCGAGGTCCAGACTGCTGTAGACGAGTTCAGCCTTGAGATGGGAAGGTTTGCACAGTCTGTTGCCGATTCGATCAAGACCCTGACTCGCAGGCTGAACTCGCTTTCAAGGTCGCTGGAAGCAGAGGGGCACGACATCCGATGAGCCAGATCTACTTCGAGTACGGATCGTACAAGCACCCTGCCGGAGAAGTGTATCCCAAGCGGATCGAGTTGATCCCGCAGGTGAGCGAGCAGGGATTCCGGTGGGCATCGAAGTACAGGATGCAGATCGGAGGGAACTTCTGCGACGACATCGGGACTCCGCTAACACCAGCCTTGGTCGACACCAAGATCTCCCAACTCGAAGCAGCGTATGTCAACGACTACCAAGACTTCGGGTTCAGGTTCGTAGGCACGGACGTAAAGACTCCGCACTACGTCAACACCAACGATGTGAACAACCTGAGCGGCAACAAGATAGTCAGTGCAAGTTGGGACTACGAGTCTCCAGCAGAGTACGCCAATACCAGGACGTTCACGATCGAGTTAGAAGCCATCCTCAAGCAGTCTTACTCGAACATCCTTGCTTTCCACGAGACAGTGTCAGAGCATGGAGACGGTGGTGCAGACTGGACATTCAGGACGCGATGGCAGGGGATTCCGATTCGAGAGAACATCAGCCAGTACACACCTGTCACGCTGGTCCAACAGGGACGTGTTGTAGGTCTGTCGTCGCACCCGATGCCTCCTGCTCCGTGGTGGCCTGGGGACATGTACGGACCAGGCAAGGTTGTCGAACGAAAAAGTCCGATGATCCTCGGGCATCCTAGTGCAGCCAAGACGGTGTTCTACGTCACTGAATATCGTTATGTTTTCCTTCGGGCAACGGCAACTAACCCAACCCCTGGGATCTGGTACACGTAATGGAAGCGACCCTCAGCAACTGGCCTGAAGTCACATGCTTCGACATCTTTCAGGGTAGCCGTTCTGCTCCTGGGAAGGTCGTTGTAGATACGCTAATTGCTGGGTCCACCAACCTCACGTCATGTCCGTTCCAGACCAGCCTGACAATCACGGCACGGAGCACGACCTTTCAGTGGAGCGACCTGAAGATCGTTCGAGGTCCACGGCAGAACGGTCCATTCATACGGACAGTGTTCGAGGACTCTCGGTGGAAACTCAAGGATGTTTACCTTGCCGAGAACTACAACCAGAGAGACTGCCAAGGGAACCTCTATTCGGCCTCGGAGAAGTCCGTATCGGATCTTGTAGGGATAATCGCCGCAGCGTCAGGCTTGAGCATTACGGTGGCATCCAGCCCCTCGTACAAGCCTCTGGCTGACTGGAGAGGAAAGCGGGCCGACATCGCATTGGACGAACTCCTGTCTCGTTCCGGATGCAGGCTGGTCTACAACCCTGTCAGTCAGACCTACGTCTTTGGACTCATGGGGACAGGGTCGCTTCCGAATCTTGACGAGCGAACGTACCGACAGCCTCCTGCTACTGTGGCCAAGGACTTTGTTCTGTACACG